AGTGAGATCTGTTTCCAGTTAGAGCGTGTTGTTGGTTTTTCATTGACGCTCTCTATCCTATCCTAATACTAGCGATAATGTCTGTGTGGGTATCCCGTCGGAAGACTCCTCTTCCGATCGTCAACTGGCTTTCTAGGCACTTGCAGAGAAAGCTCCCAACCCGCATGGTCTCGCGACCACCGGCCTTCGGCCGACTTCCTTCGTCCCCATCTGAGTTCCCGAGGTCCCCCTGCCTTGTCAAAGGCCGCCTGTAATCGCCCCAACCGGAGCGGTAACATACAGGTCATTGCGGAGGAGAGATCTGAAATAGAGATGGTGGTAAAAGTCACGGCTCAACTGGCCACAAACAGTAAAGTTTTCTTCAAGGGGAGGAATCATAGAGGGCTCCCAGCTAAAGAGAGCCCGGCGCTACTCATTAGGCGTACCCACAGTTGACCTGTGGAAGGGAGCAGGGAGAAAGTGATGAGGGAGGACCGAAGTAACTCCGGAAGTTATTTGATCCACGCACGAATCGGGACCGAACAAGTTCCATGGTAACATGGAGACAAGGATGGTCGTCGATCCACAATGATCGACGGGCATTTTCGGTAACAAACGCCCGATCTTCGTAGAGAAGAAAATGGTCGAAAACTGGTCTTGGCCAGACAAACGACCATTTCTTCGGTCCCCTCTGGAGAATACGGAAGGAGGGAGGTTGATAAGAAGGTGTCTGAGAAGATCGCTCGCGGTAGGAAGCATAGTCGATGGAGACCTTTTCAGGTTTAACGGTTTGACCCGTCCATCTCGAGACCATGTCCCCAGCGACGTCCTTCGCCATAACGTCGAAAATGGGATATAGAGAAGCCTTTGGAGGCGCTCCAACAACCATTTCAACACTACGACGTACACCTCTCTTTATTGTAGGGGCCGGCCCGTCAGTCAAAGCACGACGAAACCAAGACTTCTTGGAAAGAATCTGAAACTCTCTGCGAGACAGAGTTGACAAGTCAATCTGTCTAGCGGCAATCTCGAAGCGCATCATACAATTCACGACGAGGGATTTAACCTCACCGCGAAAAGTACTCAGCCCATCGAGAACCTCTGTCAACAGACAGCCAGGTTCCTTCTTGTAAGGTCGGAAGAACGAAAGGACAGGTTTAGGGGCCAGCTGGCCTCTACGGAGAAAGAATCTTTGAGAATTCAAATCCGCAGAGATGTTTGAGTAGCCGGTCTTCTCAACATTGACACAAAGTCCGAAAGTTCCAGTCACCTCTTTCCAGAGGGAAAAGAACTTCCGATCACCTGCAAACAAGCAGTCATCGCCGTTAAAACGACCGACGCGGTTGGCCCCGCTTCCACGTCCGATATCGCTGGCGATATCAAAGCAGGCCTTATTCAAGAGGCAAAGAAGTGGGAAACTAACAAGATTCCCCATCATACTACCTCTCCGAATAGGTCTGATCGTCCCCGTGCAGGTATTCATCCAACGCAGGCGTTGGAAAGATCCTCTCAGGACGTTTCTTTCATTCTCCGTCAACCTCACATCCTTCGAAAGCTCGTCTACGATGACATCAACGGCCTCGAGGTAGATTTTGTCGGTGGCGGACTCGTAGTCGCCACTGATGACAGCCTCTCCCTCGCGCCGGTCACCCAAGACGGCCAAGAAATCTTCCTTCTTCACATCCCCACGAACCAGCCATCCGAAGGATGACAAATGGTCGTAGAGGGCGTTGTGAACAGGCGTCAAGACTCGCTTCACGCGAGCGGATTGCATCGTTACGACACGAAGCTTTCCCTTAGTCTTGGCGACTCCCAAGCGGACAAGCGAATCGTCCATGGAAGTCTTTGAAGGATCGGTGGCAAGAGTGCCACCTTCACCTTGACGCGTTTCAAAACACCCCTGCTGGTCAGGGATGTAAACCCCACTCTCACTCCTCCTTACCCCACCCTCCACACACTCTTTGCGAGCGTTTTCTAAACGTTCGCCCCACCCGAAGGCGAGCTCACGGACATGCCTCCTCAACAACCAATAGGGATCACGACACCAAGTTGTGTTCACCCTATCAGGAGTCTCTGCCATCCGATTCGCCCACTCTTCCTTCGCCACCTGTCCCCTGTCGTGATCGCATGTCAAGCACGGAGCGTCAAAAATGCGCTTACAGCTCGCAAGAGCCGAAGACATCTTCGAAGCGCGTACTTTACGCCTTGTCGCACCCCCTTTCGAGAGGGAGCGCATTTGCATCACGACGGGAACCTTGTGGTCCCAATCCTTCCTAAGGGATAAACACGTCGTACCTGACAACTCAGGAAGCTCACCCAGGAGTCTAAACTCCAGCTGGATGACACGAAGTGCCTTAAGAAGGCCCCGCCTAATGGGCCCTGCTGCAGCGCAGCGGGCTGGTTTATCGGAACGGCTCTTATGAGCGGAACCGAAACCCATTGGGAGTTGAGGTTGATAAGATCAATCCAACGGGTAGTCCTTAAAG